AATGAGTAAAATAATTTTTGACAAAGAAGAAACAAAGAATCTGATTAATATGCTTAGATCTTCAGATGCTGATAATCATACTATAGCATTTGAAGCATTAAAAAATGTAAATATACAAAAATACATAGGAGAATTAATTGTAATGTATAAGTTTAGCGGTCATTCTAAAAATACTTGGTCTGAACAGTGTCCTAATATTTTTAAGAAACTTGAAAAAGTTATAGTTAGTAACGGAGGTGTATTAGAAAGCCTGACAAGCCCGCAAACATTAGCAGTACTTACAAAAGTAGTAGGATCTTCTAACTCAATTGAACTGTTTATGGAGTATTTTGTAAAAAATATGACGAATGTTCTTGAAGGTATAGGTTATCCTATTGATAAATTTGAAATAACCATTAAACTAAAAGACAATGGATAAACAACAAAGTCTTAGTAAAACGAGTAAAGAGCTAATGTTGAAAGAGCCCTATTATGGGTTCTTTCTCATTATGCTTAATAAAATATGGGACAGTAAAAGAGTTCCTACAGCAGGTGTAAGTAAGAATGGTATTAATTATCAACTTGCTATTAATCCTAGCTTTTGGGAAAGTCTGAATGATAATCATAGACTTGGATTATTGAAGCATGAATTGCTTCATATTGCATTTGGACATCTTACAACATTCTTTAAGTTTACTGATAAGAAACTTGCAAATGTTGCAATGGATATGGAAATCAATCAGTATATTGATAAATATTGGCTTCCGGGCGGAGATTATACTAAAGAAGAGTTTGATACTCTTAAAGCAAGTATAATGTCTGAATTAGAGAATGCTAAGCAAAATAATGCTACTGAGGAAGAGTTACAAATTATTGCAAGTAAACTTCCTCCTAGAGGTATTATGATTGAAGATTATGAGGAATTAAATCTTGACTTAAAAGCTGGCTCTAGATACTACTATGATAAACTAAAGCAACTTCAGGACAAAAAAGATCAAGAAGGTAGTTCTGGAAGTTCAGCAATGGACCAACTTCTTGATGACATAGCAAACGGTGATGTTCCTGATCATAGCACATGGGATGAGTTTGAAAACATTACAGAAGCAGAACAAAAACTGATTGACAAGCAATTGCAGAAAGTTTTATCCGATGCTAAAGAGCAAACTGTAAAGAAAAGAGGAACAGTCCCTGGTGAAATAGAAGGTGTTATCATTATAGAGGAGATTGTTCCTCCAAAATTTGACTGGAGAGGTTTTATCAGAAGATTTACAGGAGTAAGTACTAAAGTGTTTACTAAGAAAATCAGAAGAAAAGAAAACCGTAGGTTTGAAGCTAATCCCGGTCTTAAAGTAAAAATGAGACAACATATGTTGTTAGCCATTGATACTTCAGGATCTGTAAGTGATGATGAGCTTAAAGAATTTATGAGTGAAATCTACCATATTTACAAGTGTGGTGTTGATATTACTATTGTACAATGTGATACAAGAATCAGATCAATTGAACCTTACAAAGGTAAATTTGAAATGGTAGTGCAAGGTAGGGGAGGAACTGAGTTTGACCCTGTCCTAGAGTATTTTAATGAAAACCAAAAGAAATATACTAGCCTGGTATATTTTACTGACGGTGAATGTTGGACACATGTAAAACCAAAAGGAAATGTTCTTTGGGTTATATCCGAAAGATCACAAATGAATAATGATCTTCCTGGAAAAGTTATTAAATTAGAATTATAAAAAAAAGAAGTATGAGTCAAGTACAATTAAACGTTGAAGAGTTAAAGGATTTTATTAAGCATATGGTTAAGAATAACCAACACATTCAGTCTGAAGGAAAAGTTCCTGTGGCAGTGAACATTGAAGGTGATGCTGGGCTTAATTCAAAATAAATGAGTATATTTGTAACATGAAGAAATTAATTTCAGAGTGTTTACACAAAGACTTAAATCAAAAGTGTGGTATTTACAAACTTACTTGTAATGAGCACAGTTATATTGGTAGCAGTATTAATATTTATTATAGGTTGAAAAGACATATATCAGATTTGCTAAAAAATAAGCATGCAAATAAGTATATGCAAAATGCTTTTAATAAATATGGAAAGGATAGTTTTATATTTGAAGTAATAGAAGAATGTAATAGAGATGTGTTAATTAAAACAGAATCCTATTATATAGAATCTATGTCTCCGGACTTAAACTTTATTCAAAATCCTGTTGCAATGATCCACAGTAATGAAACATTACTTAGGATTTCTGCAACATTAAAAGAAGCTTATGCTTCTAAAAGAATAAAAAATCCTATTTCTAAAACTGTTCATCAATATAATATAAATGGTTTTTATCTTAAATCTTATGAATCCTGTGCTGAAGCAGAAAAACAATTGAACTTACCAAAAGGAAAAGTTTCAAGAGTAGCTTCAGGAAAAGGATTTTCTTGTAAAAACTATAGATGGAGTTATGAATTAAAAAATAAACTTGGAGAATCTGTTATTAAACCAGATACAACAAAAAAAGTTTATGTATATGATGAGAACAACAACTTAGTTCAAGAATGGCAAAGAGTGGGTAATGTAGCTAGTAATCTAGGTATTAGCTCATCTGCAATGTCTACAAGAATTAAAAAAGGTAATTACTATGATGGTTTAAGATATTCATTTAACCCAGGTCCAGGGTAAAAATTGGGTGAATTGCTGGGAGTTCCTAAAGCTTTGTTAGCTACAACATAACCGGAAATGGTAAGTGTGAATGCTTGAAAATAACAAAGATGTCCTAATGGATAATCAGCAGCCAAGTCTAGATCTAAATGGTCTGGAAAGGTTCAACGACTAGGTATTGAAACTATGTAAATAGAATATAATATACCCAAGAGTGCCCAACACCAAGTAATTGGTGAAGATATAGTCTGAACTATAGTGAAAGCTATAGAAACAAGGATAAAGAGCCTTGTGATAACAAAATGTGGAAAAACAAGTGCAATTATGCAGTTGGGTAAAGAATTGCAAATGGATGTTGTAAAGTTGAATTTATCTCAACTTGAAGAATTAGGTGACTTAGTTGGGTTTCCTGTAAAAGAATTTCAGATACAAAATGCAGAAGGTAAAACTACCTGGATTAATGAATCTCAGATATCTGCAGCTAGTGCGAAAGGTTATAAGGTTGTTGGAAAAAGAATGTCACATGCTGCTCCTGAATGGATTCAGGGTAAAGGTGAAGGTGGTTTCTTAATCTTAGATGACTATACTCGTGCGGATTAACAAAATATGCAGTCTAGTAGTGTTAGTGTGAATAATTTAATTATCTTTGTGATATGGAAAAATTAAACACACAAACTCTTAAGACCGCATTAAAGAGTATAGGAATCTATAAAATTAAAATTAATGATAAAGAGTACATTGGTAGCTCTTGTAATATTGGTCAAAGATTAAAACATCATTTATGGTCTCTTGAAAATTTAAAACACCATAATAGAACAATGCAGAATTTATACAACAAGTATAGTAAAGAAGAAATTTACTTTGAAGTTGTAGAAGAGTGTTCAGATGAAGTTTTAATTGAGAGAGAAGCTTATTATATTAGCACACTTAATCCATATATAAATCATATACTAGATCCACAAACTCTAGTCAGGGATGATGTATGTAAACAAAGGATAAGTGATACTAAGAAAAAAGCTTATGCAAATGGTCTAAAACCTCACAATCTTAAAGCAGTACATAAATATTCACTTGATAAAGGTGAGTATTTAGAAAGTTTTGATTCTCTTACAGCTGCTGCTAAATCTATTAATGCTAAAAGTATTAATAGTATAAAAGCAGTATGTAATAGTAAGCAAACTTCTGCAGGAGGTTATGTTTGGTCTTATAATAAAGTTAATCTAGTTTTTTCTAGAGATAAAAAATATAAGTTAGAACCAGTGTTACAATTTACTATTGATAATATTTTTATCAAAAAATGGGAGTCTATAACTGAAGCAAGTAAAGAACTTGGTATCTCTAATATTAATAGAGCAATATCTAGAAATTTAACTGCTGGGGGTTATAGATGGTCTAAAAAGCATAAAGTGTTTGGTCCGCAATAAATCATGTGAATTCAGGGAAACTCCAGAGATGGACAATCCTGAGCCAAGCCTTATAGGGATATAAGGAAGGTGCAACGACTAGTGTATGGAGTCTAGAACAGACAGTAAAACACCAAGAGCGCATGACACATAGAAATATGTGATGATATAGTCTGAACTGTACATATAATCTAAATGAAAGTACAGAATCTAAGGATAAAGAGCCTTAGAGTTAACAAAATGCAACGCTTTATGCAAGCAACAATGGAGATCCTAGACAGACAAGAATATGTTTCTTGGAAGTTACCAAAGAACTGGCATGTACTTTTGACTACTAATCCAGACAATGGTGATTACAATGTAACTTCTCTGGATGTAGCTCAGAAGACTAGATTTATCTCTGTAGAGTTAAAGTATGATTCTGATGTATGGGCTAAGTGGGCAGAGAAAGCAAGTATTGATGGTAGATGTATTAACTTTATGTTGATGCATCCAGAATTGGTAACTCAAAGAGTTAATCCAAGATCTATCACTACATTCTTTAATGCAATTAGTTCTATTCCAAAGTTTGAAGATAACTTACCTTTAATTCAAATGATTGGTGAGGGATCTGTTGGACCTGATTTTAGTTCTATGTTTACTATGTTCATTAATAACAAACTTGATAGAATTATTAGTCCGGAAGATATCCTAAATAAAGATGAGCAATATGTAATGAACTCTTTAACTAATGCAGTTGGTAAAGATGATGATTTCCGTGCTGATATTTCAAGTATTATTGCAACAAGGTTGATTAACTATTCTCTTACTTTAGCTGAAAAAGGATCTGTGGGTAAACCAGTTATTGATAGAATAGCTAAACTTACTACTGATTGTGATGCATTTACAAATGACCTTAGATATTATATGGTTAAGGAGATTGTCAATGGAAACAAGGTTAAATTTAGCTCATTAATGCTAAATTCAGAGGTGGTGAAGATGGCTGTCAAGTAATTGAAACGTAAAAAGTTTTCCCACTTTTATTAAACAATAATCTAATTAATTCACACATAAGGGGAGGTAATGCTCCCCTTTTTAACATTATCATTATGAAAACACAGTTATTTATTTATGATGTTGATGCATCTACAGAGCTAACAATGAAAGTTCAACCTTTATATTGTGGTTCTCAAGAAAATAACATTTTAGCAATCAGTGATAAAGAATATACTCCTACAAAAGGAGATAAACTTTATTTCCTTCCTGGTGTAAATATTCCCAGAGTAAAGCTTAAAGATTTGTATTTGCAACACGGTATTAAAACTGTAAGAGACATTGATCAAGCAACTCATGTATTCTGTGGTAAAAACACCATAAATAAAATTACAAATAATCATTGGTATTATTACATGCCTACTGAAACTCTCAGAGCAATTTTAAATGATCCTGAAACTATAATGGATGACTATTATAGAGAAAATCTAGATCAAGCTTTGGAGTTTTATACAGAGCCTGATGTAGTTGTAGCATATAGTTCGGCAAGTGAGCTTAGAAACGCAGGAGTATCTTTTGTTGAGAGACACATTAACGGAAATATATTAAGACACTCTAATACTTATTATACAGTAGATGATGAATACAAAGATTTATTTCCAAAAATTCTTAGTATAGAACTTTTTGATGAAAGTGAATTACTTAAACACATAAATGGTGAAGATGCTGCCACTATAGATGAAACTATGTTTCTGCAGATAAGTGATATGTTTAAAAGCTCTGATAAAGACAACCATATCATAGCAATGGAAATTATGGCCAATTCTAATTATATGGAAAGTCTATTATACATCGAAATGTTATTTAAAGAGTTTTATAATATAATGTCTGACTGCAATACTAGAAACCACGTTAATTTCAAATCATTAATTAGTTTTTTAGATAAGAATAAAAATTACATGCGTACTGATATTGATGATATAGTAAAATCTCTTTTAGATAAAAATAAGCTTTCTATAGAAAAAGTTGATGTAATCATGAAGTATTATGCTGATGAAATTGCAATGAATGGAGGTACTAGGTATTTTGAAATCAGGAGTTTAACTCTAAATAATGATATTGCAAAACTTCTAAATACTGACTATGCTTATCAAACATTCCCTGATTATTTACCTGAAAATACTTCAGAAGTATCTGAAATATACACTGACCTTGCAGATCTTAATTCTTTAGATACAAATACTTCTGAAATTACTGATGAAGTTGAAACAATTGAAGAAGTACTAGAGGAAATATTTATACAGACTGATGAAAGACTGGATGAACTTAAGTCAGAATTAATAGTATCAGAGGAAGACTTTTCTGTTTCTGAATTAGAATTAAATAAAGAAGACCAGTTAAAAACTCAATCAAATAACAATCAAATAGAAGAAAAAAATGGAGATGACTTTGAATGGTTCTGATGAAATAGAAAAATTCTATCAGAAAAAATTTTATTTTAGTTACAGTGGATTAAATAAATTACTTTATTCTCCTGGACTTTTTTATAATCATTATGTGCTCAATCAGAGAGAAGATAGTACAGACTCACATCTTATAGGGGGTAGAGTTTTGCACTGTCTTTTATTTGAACCCGAAAAGTATGATGATTATTTTATTTCTTTACCGGGTAAACTCCCTAGTGAAAATCCTAAAAAAATTATTGATAATATTTTCAGAATTCATCTTGGATATGGAAATGATTCATTACTTTTGGAAGATTACTCACAAGATATACTTACACAGCTACTTACAGCAAATCTTTATCAGAATCTTAAAACAGATCAACAAAGGCTTGACAAGATTCTTACAGAAGAACACAAAGAGTATTTTGAATTCCTTAAAAATAGTCTAGATAAATCAATAGTTGATCAACCTACTTTGGATGGCTGCAAAGTACAAGTAGAAATACTAAAAAGCAATAGAGATGTAAGAAATCTAATGCAACTAGATAAATCTGAGGAAGACACTCACATTGAAACCTATAATGAGTTGCATATTAAGGTTGACCATGACAAAATACCTTTTGGTTTACACGGAGTACTTGACAATGTCGTTGTTGATAATGAGGCCAAGATAATTTTTATTAATGACCTCAAAACAACTGGTAAATCTATACAAGATTTTCCTGATGCAGTTGATTATTATAAATACTGGATACAAGCAGTTATTTATACTATTCTGGCAACAGACAAATTTTTAAAAGATAAGCCGAATAAAGAAGCTTGGAAAACTCAAGTAAGCTTTATTGTAATTGACAAATATAATTTAGTTTACCCTTTTCAAGTTTCTAACGAGACAATGAGTCAATGGAAAAGTAATTTTAGATCTGTATTAGAAATTGCTAAATGGCATTATATACAGAAAAAATATGACTTACCATATGACTTAGCAGTAGGTAATTTTAAATTGTAAA